CATAGTTAGGTAATACAGCTTTAGCTATTCTTTTCGCACCCCTTATAGGATTTATAGGTAGACCTTTATTCATAACCATGTCTAGAGATAACTCATCCATAAAAGTAGGGCTGTTTGGGTTAGGAGCACCAGCTATACCAAGTGCCGTTATAGGATTTTTTAAAGCTGCATAACCTATAGCTCCTGATGCAACTGTACCTAAAATATCTCCTACGGGTGATGCTGTCTGACCACCTCGTACAAAGTTATCTTTCCCATTGTCTATTAACAGTTGTTTCTCAACATCATTAAGACTAAGTGGATTTTGTATAGCTTTTTGGAGAGTTGACTCTACATTTAGTTTATTTTGTTCTACAGGATCTTCACGAAACGCAGACATTGCATAAGTTTCATCTATGATTGATTCATAATTTGTTTCTTCTTCCATCAATTAATATGTGATAGGATTACATGCTCTCGATCTGTCATTCCAAATCTCTTTCTCATCCACTCGAGCCAGTGGTGACTACCTTTATCCTGATTACATCGTCGACAACAGGGTACAACATTCGTTGTAATATCTTTACCCCCTTTACATTTAGGGTGTACATGGTCAATAGTAAGTTGTTGTAATTCATAAGTTTTTCCGCAATAAACGCATTGACAATTAAAGTGCTCTTTGATAGCTCTTCTCCAGAGCCGTTTCGATTCTGAACTTGTCATCGTTATTAAATTGTGTAAATAGTAATCAGGTTTTGGTAGTAATGGTGTCATAGATTAACGTCGTTGTGCTCCGCCTCTTCCTCGGTTTGTTTTACGATTTTCTTCGACTATCTTGCCATTCTTATGTGACAAGTCAGTCTGTGGTTTAGTACCACGCTCTCTACGTATCTTCATAAGGTTACGTCGATACTCACGCTTTGCTGGTGTACTGTTAATCTTTGTATTGTCACGTCTATGTTTCTCACGTGACTTCTTATTCTTCCGATAAAACTTAGCTGTTTTACCGGGGTTTGGGCTAAGTTTAGGTCCGGGTCTTCCCATACATTCTGCTCTTTACTAATTCTGGATCTACCTTTGGTATGATAGATGCAAGTTTGTCTAGTGGGCTACCCTCAAGAGCAACACCTGTAATGTCATTAGTTTTAAGCCAATCACATGCTGCCTTCAAGTCTTGAGTCTTTGCTTCTCCACATTTTATCAAACGTAAAAATTCTTGTGTAACAAGGTAGTGAAGCTCGTTAAAACTTTCTTCGTCTGCTTTCTTAGGTATTACTCTTGTTTCTGTCATTCGATATCTAATCCTTTTTTGACTATTTGTAGTGCTCTGTCATCAAGTTCGTTATCTGTAGACTCAACTAGCTTTTCTAGTAAATCAACTACAAACTTCTTAAACTTGTCGCTTTTTAAACTTGTTAGTACAAGTGGTTTAATTAGTGCTAACATTATTTAGTCTCCTTTTTAGATTTAGGTGCTTTCTTTTTAGCAGCTGCTACTTTAGCTTTAGCGTCAGCTTCTCTTGCTGCTCTTTGTAGTGATAGTGTGCTCATTTAAAATAATCCCAATTTTTTATCTTTTTTAGGCGGTTTAACTTTAACTATAGGTACTATATCCTGACACATTTTATAATTAGTTGAGCCGGGTCTATACATAAAACCTTTTTTCATTAAGTCCGCACATTTATGTGCTCGTGTTATCTCAAACTCGAGCTTCATTTTTTCTTCGTATCTTGCTGCCATTTCTTTACACTGCTTATATCCTGACTTATCTAGCGGAACCATAAAGTTAATCTGAAACCCCCAGTTTTCTGCTAGTGTGTAACTTGTAGGCTGCATAAATTCATCTAATGGTTTCGTATGATTACCCATATAAAATGGACTAAACGTCATAGTAGATCCATTACATTGTATGTTAGGACCATATATCTGACGTGACGATGCACCATTGTTTTGAAATTGTACAGCCTGATTAGTTACATTACCAGTTGCAGCTGCTACAGGATTACTCACATTAGTATCTTCTCCTTCAGCAAATACAGGTGTACTTATTGCGAGAAGATAGAGTAAGAATTGGTAGTAGAATCTGTTTCGATAGTTCTGTCTATTGTTATTGTTTCGATTGTGCCTGCGTCTCTCGTTGTTATTGATAGATCCCACTCTGTTGCATCTGTTGTAACTGAATAAGTTGTACCTTCTGCACCAATCGCACCACTTGGTGTAATATTGGTACCAGACCAAGTTTCTACTTTGGCTCCGAGTACATCGTGTTCTATCGTTTCTGTTATTGTTTGTGTTGTTGTTGTCGTTGACTGCATTGACCCTGTTGTAAACTGGGGCGTGACAGTGTTTGCTCTTGCTATTGCGGGTGACAACAATGCTAAGAGAAGAATCCATTTTTTCATTTCTTTGGTGTAGTAGGTTCTTTTTTATCAGTCTTCTTACCATTACCAGTAGACA